GATCATCACGGGCCTCGCTCATCAACAATTTCAGGGTGTAAACACAGTCGACGCAATGCTCGGTACCGGGCTCGGCCTGGCGCCGATCCTCCGGGATAGCATCGCCACATTCTTCGCAGCGATACCCAGAGTTGCCGGACCTGCGCTGCATACCGCTTCGACGGACACGCAGTAGTACTTCGCTGTCGTCGTCTTCCGTGACGGGCTCTACAAAATCCATGAAGGGTTAGTCCTTGTGCAGGTCGAGCAGCGCATTGAGTTGGGCAAGGTTGTCTCGGGCCCAGCGCCCGTAATCCTGGGCGTGGGCAAGAATGTCTGCGGGAGTGACGCCGCTTTCCAGTAGCTCGGCGTCAGTGCCGGGGGCGGCCCAGGGCGCTTTTGCAGAACCGGCGGCAGCGGCGCCTGCTCCAGGGGCGGGCACACCGAGGGCGGTGTTGTAGTCGCGCAGCCAGCCAGCAGTGAACACACAACGAGGGATAGGCTGAGCAGCGGCGCCAGGCGCCGGGCGGTAGATGGTCGTGACATTGGTGATGCGCTCCTTGAGCAGTTGCACTTCTTCGGCATGGCGGTCATACGTGACAAGCAACAGATCCTCAGCTTGGTTGGCGCGAGTGACCTGCTGCAGGAGCTGTTTCTTGTTTTCGGCCGCGACCTGCAGCGCCTGCTCTGCATACGTCAGTTTCAATTCAGCTAAGGCCTGGTCGCCTTCGGTCTTGGCTTGGTTGTAACCACCATTCCACTGCGCATGTCCATGCGCTAACAAGGCGGCTACATACAAGATGACGACCAACACCTGCCATTTTCCGACCAACCATTTCAGCCAGGCTTCAAGCATCACCATGACCACCCCCTTTGCCAGTAGCGAGTCTTCCTGGCGCGACGCTTAGCGGCAGCAATGGAGGTCTTGCCGAGGCGGTATTGCGGGAATGGTGAGTGGTGGCCCCATCGCCCAGGCGCAGCAATCCCAGGCTCGCCCAACAGATTGGGCAGCGCTATTGAAAGACGGGGAATGACCCTGCAGAACACCCTGAATACATGGATGACGCAAGAGCGCAGCAGAACGGAGAACGGGGATCCGATCACGAGGATAGGCATTACGCAGCCTCCTGATCAGGGCCCTGCTTGATCAAGCGCACGACGAATAGCAGCGAGGCCAGGATGCTGTTGGCTGCCGCATAGGCGTTCGGCGAAAGCTGGGCTTGCCACATGGGCAGCAGCGTTATCTGGACGAAGCCGAATACAGCAATCAGCAGCCCGAGCTGGACGCTGTAAAGGCGATAACAACGTTTCCACTCAGGAATCAGCTTCATGCCTGAGCACCTGCCGTCTTGCCGTGTTGCGCCCCTCGAACGATGCCAGCCAACTGCAGGCCATCGGCGATGATGGCGTCGCCATACCAGGCGCCACCCGGCAACGAGCCAGGACCGTTCTCATGACGGATGATGGCTACGACCAGGTCGCGCATCGTTTCGAAGTTGTACACATCGACAACGCCATCATCTGGGCCAACGCCCAGCACACGCGACACCGTCGCCACGTAGGACGCGGTGTCGTTTTCGTTGGGCGGGGCCCAGCGCTCGATGATCTCGCGAACACTGTCAATCCGACTGCCGTCGCTGGCGCGGCGCTTGTCCTGGTACGTGATCAGAACGCGAGCCAGTGCCCGGATACCCCAGCGCGGACCATTGAATTGCACGAACTCAGAATCAGTCTGGGCATCGGCCTGACCCTGCCAGCGCACACCCTGGGCATGACGGATGTTGCCGGGATTGAAGTTGCGGATACCACGGGGATTCTGGGGTCGCATACACGTCTCCTGCCGGGCACCCGTCGTGATTGCGGATGCCAGAAATACACACGCCGCCATAATCGGCGGCGCGGGACAGGAGTGCTTTTAATCGCGTTTAAAGAGAGCCGGGCGTGTCAGTTGTATCTCTGGCAGAACCTATTAGCGTACTCGATGCTGTCTTTATCTTGGCAGTAGTCTGAGACGATGGTTGATCCTGCCGGATGCAAGAATTCGACGTTATTTGCAAGATTCAACAGACTCCAACTACTGAATTGGCCGCCTTTGTAATTGATTTTTTTCACATCCTCCGCCTTAAACGATACTTGAATGACCGGCTCACCTTTGACGTTGCCGAATTTGTCCGTGAGATCTGCTGAAAGCGTGAAAAAAATCAAATCCGATCGCTCTTCTGGAAAGTACTGAAGCAGCTTGGGCAGTATATGGTTGATCTCAGAGGTAGCCTGAAAAAAATAATTTGCATTGCTTGAGCGACTAGATGGCCTCATTGAAAACTCAAGGAGTTTTTTGCCTGCCACTTCGCTCGAGGCCACACCTGTAATGTCGCGGCTTAAGTCCGCCAGCGCCTTGGGGGCCTCCTCTCCACACCCGGTAAGTACGGAAGCTGCTAAGGCGATAATCCATTTTTTCATACACGATTCCTTACTTGTGGATTAGATTCCATGGGCCGATCTAGCCAGGCTGTATTGCGATCAAAAAAGATAACGCCCAAGAAAAAGGCCCGTCAAAAACACTCCGCCGGCGTGCCAGCGATGCACAGATAAAAAGACCAAGAGAGGGAGTGGGTTCGCTCCTCCGTACCCGGTGACTGTCTGTTCATCCTGTAAAGGCCGGGCTCTGACTTCTAGTCGCTGAGCAAACTCTAAAACCTGCTGTAGTTCTGAGCGCTTAAAACCACTGAGCTGCGTCCGACCAAAAGTTAGTTCGCAGAAATTAACGATCTCGTTTTCCGCATCTTTTTCCGTGGCCATTCGCAGTATTTTACCGCCAATACGGCGCTGGTCCGCCTCCTCTTGAAGCTGATCCAGACGTTCCTGAATGACCCTTCGGGCTTCACTGAACTGCTCTGAAGCTATCTCACTGATGGATATTACACCGAGCTGGGCATGGACGCGGCGCCACACATCTCTCGGATCATCACCCAACTCTTCACATTTGGCGCGAAGAGCATGGAGTTCCTTTCGTTGTGCTGGCACTAGCCCCTTATCCTCGTGTTTGCCCAGCACATGGATCTTGACATCCAAATTCTGTATATCGCCAGCCGCGACTTGACCGACGCTGCCATGGAAATCCTGGCTCATGGCTCACCCTTTCGCTTGTCAGTTCCTACGTTGAATGTGGTGCGGCCCGTGTTTGAAATTCCGCCCTCAATCGCCTGGCCCACAGCTCCATGAAAAATTTGCTTAGGCGATCTCAACAGCCCTTCACCACCAGCAGACAGGGCTCCTATTACTGCTGCTTTTACCGCTAAAGGTGCAGCGCGATATTTTTCAAGTAGCTCCTGCTCATCGGCGCTCAGGGAAGTAGTACTTCGTTCGCCAGTGATGACGTACTGCGCATCAAAACCGATTCGCGCCAGAACCTCCAGCTTGTCGGCAGGGATGGATATCTCTTTCTCCCAGCGACCAACCGTTTTCGCCGTCACCTCGGCGAAACCAGCTACCGCTGCCTGCCCAAATCTCAAGCGCTCTCTTTCTAGCCTTAACCGGCTAAACACAGAAAAGCGGTCTGAAGGTTCTTGACCATCAGACATATATGTACCATTATTGCCACTCATAGACACTTATGTCCTACCATTTCCTCGGATCTCCACGCACGGGAGCGCTATGAAAAATCCACCGTATCCGTCGACCCCAGAGCAGGCTCATGCCTGGTTCATCACCCATGGCGTTTGTATTGCCGAATGGTGCAAGCAACGTGGTTTCAATCGTTTCACCGTATTCGATCTTCTCCGGCGAAAACGTAAAGGCATTCGAGGTGAGGCTCATAAAGCTGCGGTTGCGCTTGGCATGAAAGCTGATCCTTTAAAAGCAACCAAGGCAGCAGCATGAACAGAACCTTGCCCTACGAGTTCGGCTTCGATATGCACCGATCTGTCACTGGTCATGGTTACGTTTGCCGGTCTTCACGTACCGAAAGTCAGCCAGCAACTGATCAGCAAGCCCCTCAAGCGTCCGCACAACCGCTGCTCGACTCGGGAACTCCGGACGAAGCCCCTCGCCGGCAATCCGAAGGTCTGCCTGTAGCTTCTGCTCATCCAGAAGGCCCTGACGCTGAAGCGTCCCGGCCAAAATCATCACGCTGCGGGCAATGCCCTCAATGCGACCAGCCAATTCATCAAATTCCTGCGTGGTCATTGCCATGACTCCGTTTGTCAATTTACCCCTAAACATTGCATCCAGTGCAAGCACTTTGCATAGGAGCAAACACGGACTTTGTTTGGAAAGGCTTGTTTTGGAGGCGTTCCAATGAGCAGACGTCGCTGGAAATTGATTCGACCAACCTCTCTGCGCAACGCCATGGAGCTGTGCAAGGAGTACGCAAGGGAAGTTCATAACAAGGGCATGCAACGCATCGCTGATGAGATGGGAGTGACTGATCACTGGACCGTCTACAAGTGGCTACAAACGGCTCGCATGCCGGCCTGCATGATTCGTCCTTACGAACAGGCTTGCGGGTGCGACTACGTCACACGGTGGATCGCCGCCAGCGCTGGTCGCCTCACCATCGAAATACCGTCAGGTCGCAAATGCGCCGCTGAAGACATGCAGGCCTTGCAGGAGCTTCTGAATACCGCCGTCGGAAAACTGATGGCGTTTTACGCGAAGAACAGCGAAGCCGAAGAAACACTGGCTTCCATCCAGACAGCAATGGAATCGCTGGCTTGGCACCGCGGAAATGTCAGCCAGAGCAGCAACCCGCAGCTCGATTTTGGAGACCAATCATGAGCGCGGTTATCTCTGCGTCTGCACGCGTCCTGCGCGTACTCAAAGCACTTAAGGGTCACACCATCACCGGTCTCAGCAACATTGAGCTGGCGCAGTTGACCGGGGACAGCCCGAGCAACATCACACGCTCCATGCATACCCTCATTGAAGAGGGGCTGGCGGTGAAGCTCGACAACGGCAGATTCGCCCACTCGGTGGGGATGCTGCAGATCGCCCAAGCCCATGCTGAGCATATGGCTCGACTGCAAGGCCGGATGCAGGAAATAAACCAGCGCATTGCTGCTGGCTCAACGAACTAAGGAGAACACCATGGCACGTACAAAACAGGGCGTAACACCGGAGATCGATCTTCCCGCATTGGACGGCGAAGCGCTGACAGCAAGCCAAAATTTGATGGCGACAGTTCTCGACTCGCATAGCGACGAGCGAGACCTGGTTAACCAGCTCCTTGGTCAAACCCAAATGGCCGGGGCGTTTGAAGAATTTTCACGAACGGTTCGTGCTTCCAAACTGGCTTACGTCAAGGAAAACAAGCTTTACCGGGCCCTCAAGGGCAAAAAAAACACGAACGGTTCGTACTTTTCTGGCTCTTGGGAAGAGTTTTGTGAGGCCCTTGGTATCTCGCACGATAAAGCGAATCTAGATATAGCCAACCTGCAAGCTTTCGGCGAAGAGGCGCTGGAGTCTATGTCCCGCATGGGTATCGGCTACCGCGAAATGCGCCAATACCGCCGCCTACCAGAAGACCACCAGGCCGCACTGATCGAAGTCGCCAAGACCGGCGACAAGGAAGCGTTCATAGATCTGGCCGAAGAGATCATCGCCAAGCACGCCAAGGAAAAGGAGGCACTGACTCAACGCCTCGACGAGGTGAATGCTGACTACGACGCCCAGGGCGAAGTCATGGCGAAGAAAGCTGGCGAACTTGACCAGGTCAAGATGGAACTGGAAAAAGTCCGCCGCCGCGTTCAAACGCTGCCAGTTAGCGAGGTGTCAGGCGAACTTCGTCAAGAGGTCGCTGCGCTGGCCTACCAGGCTGAAGCGAGCATTCTCGGATCGCTGCGTGAAGGCTTCACCAAGCTGGCTGAGCACGCCGCTGAGAGCGGAGAAGATCATCGCGCATTCAAGGCCACAGTGATCCGCCAACTCGAACTGACGCTGGCGACCGTGCTCAGCGAGTTCCATTTGAACGGCGTTCTTGATGACGCCCCGGTTTGGCTAAACCAGGCCGAGGGTTAATTCATGAACCCGGTACAAACCCAGCTCTTGGCTCGAATTGCCCAACAGGCAGCCAATGCTCCGCATGGCCAGCGCACTGCCATCTACAAGGCAGGAGCGGTCGAGCTGGGCGTATCGATCCAGACCTTACAGCGCAAGTTGAAGGAAGCCTCTGTGACCAAACCACGTAAGCGCCGAAGCGATGCTGGCAACAGCGCGCTGCCTCTGAGCGAGGCGCAATTGATCTCGGCGGTTCTTCTGGAATCGATCCGAGCCAACAATAAACAGTTGTCGACCGTTGAGCGTGCGGTGGAACGCCTGCGCAGCAACAACATGATCATCGCGGGTCGCTTGGATGAGCAAACCGGCGTATTCACGGAGCTTTCAACAGGTGCAATCACCCGCGCATTGCGGGCTTATAAGCTGCACCCAGAGCAGCTGCTGCACGACGCGCCATCGGTATCGCTGGCCAGCAAGCATCCCAACCATGTCTGGCAGGTCGATGCGTCCATCTCGACCCAGTACTACCTTGCCGATGACGGTGCACGGGTGATGAACCCTGCTGAGTTTTATGACGGCAAACCGAGCAACCTCAAGAAGATCGAGCGTCAGCGTCTTTGGCGCTATGTGATCACCGACCACACCAGCGGCACGATTTACCTGGAGTACGTCCTGGGCGCCGAGTCCTCGGAAAACCTGTGCAACGTGCTGATCAATGCCATGCAGAAACGGCATGACTCGGATCCGTTCCACGGTGTGCCCTGGATGCTTATGACCGACCCTGGCGCCGCCATGACCAGCGGGATTTTCCGCAACTTGTGCCGCGCCATGTCCATTGAACTGATCATTAATCAGGTGGGTAACGCTCGGGCCAAGGGCCAGGTTGAGCAAGCGCACAACCTGGTGGAACGCGAATTCGAAAGCGCCTTGAAGTTCCAGGCTGCTCACAGCCTGAAGCAAATCAACGAGTGGGCTGGGCAGTGGATGCGTTACTACAACGCAACCGCGATCCACACCCGCACGCGGCGCACTCGTTATGGCGTCTGGCAACTGATCAAGGCTGAGCAGCTTCGCCTGGCGCCGAGCGTTGAAGTCTGTCGCGAGCTGGCAGTCAGCACGCCTGAGGAGCGCAAGGTTACGACCCTGCTGCGCATCTCCTTCCGTGGTGCGCAATTTGATGTGAGCAAAGTTCCAGGGGTCATGGTCGGCGACAAGCTGTTGGTGACGCGTAACTGCTGGCGAGATAAGGACGCCGCCTTGGCATTGCTAATTGGCGAGGACGGTCGCGAGCATTACCACGTCATTGAGCGCCTCGACGTGGACCAGTTCGGCTTTTCCGAAGGCTCGGCAACCATCGGCGAGAACTTCAAAAGCCACGCTCAGACGCCAGCCCAGCTCTCTCGCAAAGTGTTGGAGCAGCTCGCCACCGGCACAACCAACGAGGAGGACGCGAAGGCTGCACGCAAGGCGAAAACCTTGCCCTTCGGCGGCTTGATCGATCCGCACAAACACGTCACCGACACCTTGCTCCCGGCCTACATGCCGCGCCGTGGCACCTCGCTGGACATCAACGTGCCCACAGTTGACCAGGCCCCGCTCACGCACGTGGAGGCGGCGAAGCTCCTTCGCGCCCGATTGGGCTCTATGTGGTCAGGCGAAACCTTCGGCTGGTTGCAGAAGAAGTTTCCGGAAGGTGTTCCCCATGAGCAGCTCGACACCATCGAAGCCGAGCTGAACCGACCTGCAGAGGTGATGCGCCAGCCGCTCAGCCTGGTGCGGGCTGCTGGAGGCGAATGATGTTGAACCTAAAGCAAGTACTGAAAGGGCTGGGCCGACCTCAGTCGGCTCTGGCCGAGTCGCTGAAGCTCAGCGCAGCCACCATCGCCCAACTGATTAACCATGGTCAATGGCCTCGCAGCTTGGACAGTGCGGATTTACAGGAGCGCATTCGAGCGTTCCTGGTGGAGTCAGGGGCCAATGATGCCGACATCGCCAACGCATTTGAAAAAGTGGACCTGCCGTGCGCCAACACGACAGGTCCGGCCCTAAATGAAGAGCCGTCCGGGGAGGACGAACCCATGCTACTACCAAAACAAACACTGAAGGCAGCGACCCGCAAGGTATTCGGACTGTTTCGCGACCCCTTTGACGAGCTGCAGAGTGGCAAAGACATGTGGGTCAGCCCTGATATTCGCTATGTCCGCGAGGCTATGTACCAGGTCGCACGCCACGGCGGCTTCTTGGCGATCGAGGGCGAATCGGGAGCAGGGAAAAGTACGCTTCGCCGTGACTTGGTCAACCGCCTGCTGGAAAACAATGACCCAGTGATCATCATCGAACCCTACGTACTGGCGTCCGAAGACAACGACACCAAGGGCAAGTCACTGAAAAGCACCCACATCGCCGAGTCGATGATGGCTGCCGTCGCGCCACTGGAAAAGGCCAAGAGCAGCCCAGAGGCGCGCTTTGCCCAACTGCATCGCGTACTCAAGGAGTCTCATGCTGCGGGTTTTCGTCACTGCCTGATCATTGAAGAGGCGCATAGCCTGCCGATCCCGACCCTCAAACACCTCAAGCGCATCCTGGAGCTGGAGATCGGTTTCACCAAACTGGTCAGCATCATCATGATTGGCCAGCCTGAGCTGGGCGTGAAACTGAGCGAACGCAACGCCGATGTGCGTGAGGTTGTGCAGCGCTGTGAGCGCGTGACACTTCCCCCGATCGAGGGTGGCCGTCTCGACGAGTTCTTGTGGTTTCGTTTTGAGCGCGCAGGTAAAGATCTGCGCGAAATCATCGACGAAAGCGGCATCCACGCCATTGCCGCTCGACTGTCCCAAGCCGGCCGACGTGGTGGCCGCGATGAATCAGTCTCCCTTCTGTACCCGCTGGCCATCGGCAACCTGGTGATTGCTGCAATGAACCTTGCTGCTGAGCTGGGTGTACCCGTGGTCAACGCCGACATCGTGAAGGGGGTGTGAAATGCCCAATCTTTCCCTGGTACCGCCACAACCAAAGCCACCGCTGAGCCTCCTGCAGCCAGAGTTTCAGCCGTTGCTGTCGACGTTCAACGAACTGAACCGCGACATTCGCGCTGCGGGCGTTCCCGTCCTGGAGCTGAGCCTTCTCGAAAAACGCATCGTTGTCTCGATCGACGATGTGGACCTGATCGCACGCCGCTTTGCTCACGAGATTCGTAGTCAGAGCAGCAAGACAGAGGGCGGCATGACCTGCCACTCAGTACAGATTCGCGGCATCTACGTGTCATGGTTTTCCCTGGTGAAGGAGCAGGACCAATGACTGCGGAGTATCAAACGTTCGTAGTGGAGAACCCTGAGACCGTTGATCTGCGAACGCCGATCCATGGCGGGCGTGTAGTCGCGTGGGCTGATGGTCACGCATTGACTGCGATCGGGGCGCTTGAGGATTTCATCCGCAATCTCTCCTACGGCGAAATCGAAAACCCCGAACAGGCTGCTGTTGAACTGATGGAGCGCATGAAATGGGCGTAAGTACTAAGCAGGCTACAGACCAATATCTCCTGTTGCAGGGGCGGCAATTCGCGCTCGACCTCCTCACATCGTTTGGTGAGCAACTCTACTCGCCAAAAGGAGTGGCCCATGCGATCGACAGGTTGACCTCCGCAACGCAAAACAAGCCCGAGGGTTATGTAGCCGGGATTCAGGACATCATCGAAGTGCTTCAAAAGGCCAAACCATGAAAAACCAATCATCACGTGATGCCGACAAATTCGTCGTTAGGCTTCCCGATGGCCTGCGCGCCGAGATTGAGGGCGCCGCGAACTCCCTTGATCGCAGTATGAACAGCGTAATTGTTCAGGCCGTGAGGCAGTACCTCGACGGGCAACAGCGCCAGCAATTGCTATTGGGCGCCTTGGCCGGCGCACTCGCCAATACCGCACCTTCCCGCGCCATAACCGATCTGGACCTGTGGTCGCATCGCGGGCCACTAGGCATTCAAGGGCACCACCATGGTGGATGCCCCGCAGTCGGGATCCATGGCGCTATCGAAGAGCCTCAGAAGGCCCTGCCATGAAGAATGAGCTTTTAGAGAAGGCTATCTCGGCAATGCGTGAAGCGGTTCAGTCTGACACTCCAACGATGTTCTGGGCTGAAGCGATGGGGCATGTCGTCGTTCTTCTCGAATATGTTCAAAAACCCTCAAGCGCCTCGGTGCACCAGGACTCAGCAAATGGTTGCGAGAACTGCGCGATGGATCTGGCCACCTGCGATTGCGTCGACCCGAAGCCCGTGCAATTTGCGATCAGTCCGAGCGGCGACTGCGCCACCAATAGTAAGGATGAAAATAATGAATGATGCCCCACAACTTTCAGTACCCGCTGGTTTTTGGCAGGACGCTCAAGGCCGTATGGTGCCCGAAAGCCTGATCAAACCGATCGATATCGAGCGCGATCGCCTGGTGCGTCATCTGGTTGATCGCGCTAGCGAACTCAGTGCCAAGCTGGCCGACTTCAAGGCAGTCGCGTTTGGTGATATCGAGGCCTTTATCGAGCTGAGTGCCGAGCAGTACGGCATTACACTTGGTGGAAAGAAGGGCAATGTCACCCTTTATAGCTTTGATGGTCGCTTCAAGATTCAGCGCTCGGTGCAGGAGTCGATCGCTTTCGACGAGCGTCTGCAGGCCGCACGCGCTTTGATTGACGAATGCCTGCGCGACTGGACCCAAGGTGCTCGGCCAGAGGTGGCCACCCTCGCGAATGACGCATTCCGCACTGACTCCCAGGGCGAAATCCGCACCGCCAGAGTCCTTGCATTGCGCCGTCTGGATATCAAGGACGAACGCTGGCAGCGCGCCATGCTAGCAATCGGCGAGGCATGCCAGGTGGTCGGCTCCAAGTCTTATATCCGCGTATACGAACGGATCGGCGACTCAGACCAGTACCGTGCCATCAGCCTTGATATTGCGGGGGTGTGAGATGGACGACAATCGTATCCTCGACAAAATTAAGAAATGCCTGGAGATGGCCAACTCCAAAACCAGCAACCCCAATGAGGCCGAAACAGCATTGCGCCAGGCCCGCAACCTGATGGACCGGTACAGTCTGGAAATGGGCGATGTGCTCGCTAGCATGGCGTGCGAAGTCTCGATTCTCGCAGGATCCGAGGGGCCGCCACCGGCATGGCGTGCTCGACTCGCGCAGGTCTGCGGCCTGGCCTTCGGTACCCGCATAATCATCAGCACCAGCCGCTTTAAAGCGGCTCGCTTTATTTTAATCGGCTGTGCAGCGGCACCTGAACTCACGGGTTATGCCTATCAAGTCTTGGCCCGTCAGTTGCAAAAGGCCCGGCGCGAGTACTTGGACACCCAGAAACGTTGCAAGCGGTCCACCAAAGTGGCGCGAGGTGATGCATTTGCGAACGCCTGGATCGATGCAGTGCATAGCAAAATTGATGCGTTTGCAGGGGTTGAGGACAATATTGCCGAGGCAATCGAAGCGTTCGTGAAGAAAAACCATCCGGAACTGGAGAGCGTTGAACTCAAGCGTCGAAAGCTCAAGTCACGGGACGAGGTCGCCGCCGATGCTGGTTACCAGGCAGGAAAATCAGCTCAATTGCACCAGGCAGTGAATCATCAGCCTCGTGCCCGCTTGACTGCGGGGGTCTGAGATGCGCGTTCAATGCCCTTGTTGCGGCGAGCAGTTTCCACTGGAAGCAGGGTTTCTCGATGACGAGGGTAAGCGCCTGGCTGCGCAGTTCGCTGACATTGAGCCGCGACTTGGTCGGGCCATCCTTGGATATCTGCGTTTGTTCAGCCCGGCCAAGCGCGGATTGCGTACCACCCGAGCCATCAAGCTGGTTGAGGAGCTGATGAGCGCGGTTAACGCTGGCACCGTCACCCGCGATGCCAGGACCGCCGACTCAAAACCGGCAAGCCCCGCCATGTGGACGACTGGCATTGATCAGATGCTGGCTCAACGGGAACGGCTGAGCCTGCCGCTGGACAACCATCATTACTTGCGTGCAGTGGTGTTCGGTATTGCCAGCGATCCGGCGCAGGTTGCCAAGGTACAGCAAGCAGCTCCGAAAAAGGCTAGATCAGGTATGACGGCGCAGCAGCTGCACCAGGAACAAATCGGCAGGGTCAAAAGTGACGTGCTGCTCGGGATTTTGAGTGCAGAGGAAGGTGAGCGACGTATAGCGAAATTAGGAGCTGAAGCATGAAAGCCGATGACCGTTTGCGACTAATAAAGTTGATCCACGTAGCACGCCGCGAGCTGGGTATGGATCGTGAGACGTACGGCCTGATGCTTGCCGGGATGAAGGGGTTGGAAGGTGCCACGTCGACCGCTGATCTGAGCCTTCCAAACCTGAAATTGGTTTTGGAACAGCTCAAATCCAAGGGCTTCAAAGTCCGTCCAAACAAAAAGCCAACACGCCCCTTGGCAAATGATCCGCAAGCACAAAAGATCCGGTCGCTTTGGCTGAGCCTCCACGAAATGGGCGTTGTTCGAGACCCATCGGAGACAGCTTTGGCGAAGTACGTATTCAGCATGACCAAGGTGCAGGCATTGCAATGGTTAACAGCCGGCCAGGCGAGTCATGTAATTGAAACTTTGAAACAGTGGATGGGGAGAGTCCAGCAATGAGCACGATCCGAGGCAGTGATCTTTTGAGCGAGACCATCGAGCCAATCGCCAAGGTGATCCAGCAGACGCTGGGCGTCAGCGAGGAGCTGGCAGAGGCGACGAGTGTTGAAATTACGACGCTGTTCGCTCACCTCTGGGGTGGGCAGGTCGTTTATATCCCGAAAGGCGTATGCATTCAGGCATCCAAGCTGCACCATAAAATTTACGATGACTGGACTGGCCGCAATCACCATGAAGTGGCAACGAAGCACGGGGTTTCAGTCCAGCATGTCTATGCGGTGGTGAAGCGTATGCGCTTGGCAATCATCGCCCGTGACCAACGAGACCTCTTCGCGCCACCAGAGGAGGAGTGATTGCCAGAAGATGGCACTGTGTTTTAAGGTTTGCACCCCCGGTCAGCGACAACTGATCGGGCCTTTCCTGAATTGCAGCCCTTGCAATGTTTTTGCAGTACTCATCCCACCCGCAACCACTATTCCTCGCTTTATCCCGCAATTATCTTAGTTTTCCCTTTAGATTTATCTCAGTCCTAAACAACACGCTGTCACCGAGCATGCGCTGGTAACTGACGCCAAACATGTGGGCGCCCTTGAGCAAGGTGAACAACGAGCCCCAGGAACGGTTGTCGATCACGCCGTTCAAGGCCTTGCCGTCTTCGTTGTTGTTGAAGTAGCGCAGGTCGGTCTTGAGTTTGTAGCCATCGCCCAGGTCGGCCATGTGCATCAGCCCGACATAGTGTTGCTGATAGATATCGTGCAGCACACCATAGAAATAACTGGCTTGCAGGTTCTTGGAGATGTCGTAGGTGGCGCCGCCAAAGTCCAGGCCGTCGCTGTCGAGGTTATCGGTGGAGCCGTACTTGTAGAGCTTCTCGTGGTTGGAAGACTCGCGGGTCACCGCCGACCAGAAACGGCCACCGGTCAGGGTCAACTTGTCGACCTCCTTTGATTCGACCACGGCGCCTTGATAGATCGTATCCAGTTGTCGACTGGTGTCATCGAAGGCCACCGGCAATTGCGGGCGCAGATCACCGACCTTCAGCTCGGTCTTGCTGTAGCGCATCTTGAAGGTGGCACCGGCGCGACTGTAGTCCCGGGACGTCTGCCGGTCACTGACGCTGTAGGGCAGCGAACCGTCGTTGCCCGACGAATCCAGGCGCACGGCGTATTGCGCATCGACATCCAGACCGATGGCCAGGGCCGTGTCGGTGTACCCGGAGGTGAACTGCGCATCGAAACCCTGGGACCAACTGTGCACTTCGGAATCCGGCGCATTGGTGTTGGTGTAGTTACGGTGCAAGTAGAAGTTGCGTGCATCCACTTTGAAATGACTGTCATCGATTACGTCGGCATGGGCTGCCAAAGGTGCACAAATCATTCCCAAAACGCCGGCAATACTTCGCCCACGGCAAATTTGCTTTACCTGAACCATCCAACCTCTCCACATCTGTATGTGCCTGGGCACTGTTTTTATAGGAGCAGAATCAAACCAAAGACCTGGAAGTCGCGCGGCGCCTATCGGCCGTACTCAGGCGTGGTGCATGGGTAAGGCGGGGCCTCTCCCTGTTTTTGTTATGGCGTGAAGCATCGGGCGGGCTCGAGGGAGCAGCCCGCTGCGGTGACACGTTGGTTGTGCCCCCAAGGTAAGCCAGCCATTGCCGCACCGGTATCGAGACGAACAGCATCCGAAAGGGGGAAATCGCCATGCCGGCTAAAGGTTTCCCTTAGTCGACCGGCAGCGCTTCAATTGCCAGGCCCTGTTTGGGTGCAGCCTTAAACTAGCGACTGGGCTGGCAGGCAACCTCCCCGATTGCGCAGGGGGCTCTCCAATTGCGCAACGCGATGCAGGGGCTGACGTGGGGGGCGCCTGCCGAGAAAAAAACCAAATCGCCATGTGTTTCCTTCGTTATTCCCTGCGTCGCAGTTCCTCACTGCCTGTTCTTGTCCGTATGGAGTTCGTCCGATGCCTTCGCCCAAATCACTGCCCGCCGCTTTGCTGGGCCTGGCCCTCGTTTGTCCGGCCATGGCCAAGGGCATCGAACTTGGGCAGGTGTTGATCGGCGCGGAGGATCGCAGCGGCGAAGACGCCTCGGTGGAAGACGCCCAGGCGCGGTTGGCCCAGGTGCCGGGCGGTACCAACGTGGTGGACATGCGCCGCCCGCTGCAGGGCCGGGTGGCGAGCAATCAGGATGTGCTGGCGTATCAGCCGGGGGTGTATGCGCAGTCGGCGGGCAACGAAGGGGTGAAGATTTCGATTCGGGGCTCGGGCATCAACCGGGCGCCGGGGGCGCATGCTTCGGGGCTGTACACGATGCTCGACGGGCTGCCACTGACTGGCCCGGGCGGCACGCCTTATGAGTTGCTCGAGCCGCTGTGGCTCGATCACGTGGAAGTGTTGCGCGGCGCCAACGGGTTCGACCGGGGGGCGCTGGCCCTGGGCGGGGCCATCGATTACGTCAGTCACACCGGTTACAACGCACCGAAATTGCAGGTGCGCTATGCCACTGGCAGCCACGGTTATCAGCAACGCCAGGTCAGCTCCGGGCAGGTGCTGGGGGACTTCGACTATTACGTGGCGGTGACCGACGCGCAGTCCGACGGCTATCAGGATCACACCGACAGCGAGAGCCAGGGGGTGATCGCCAACTTCGGTTACCGCTTCAATCCAAACCTGGAAACGCGTTTTTACCTGCGCTACCGCGAGACCGACAACGACCTCGCCGGGCGGGTCACCAAACATTCCATCGAGCACGATCCGCGCGCGGCCAACCCCGCCTATGTGACCCGGGACGACAGCCGCAAGCAGCCGGGCAGTACCTTCATCGGCAACAAGACCACCTTTTATCTCGACGATGATTCGAGCATCCAGACCGGGCTGGTCTATCACGATTACCCGATGGATTTGCGCGAAGGGCCGAATCGTTTGAAGGTGGCGTACACCGATGTCAGCGGCACGTTCGACTACAAGCGTCGCGACACGCTATGGGGCATGGAAAGCCACAGTACGGTTGGCCTGCGCGTGACCAAGCATTTGCCCAATGACGGCGCCAGCGAACGGGTGCGTATACCCACCGGCAATACCGCCGGCTACGCGCCGGGTACCCCGATGCGCAATTTCACCTATCAGGGTTCGGACAGCGTGCTGCATGTGGGCAATGATCTGGAGATCGCTGACGACCTGTGGCTGACCACCGGCCTGGCCGCCATCTATACACGACGCGAAAGCGCGGTGACTTACCCCGACGGGGGTGGCAAGACCAGCCTGAATGACTGGGACTACGCGCCACGGATTGGCCTGCGCTATCAACTGACGCCGGATCTGCAGGTGTTCGGCAACCTCAGCCGCTCGGTGGAGGGGCCGCATCCGTGGTCGTTGATCTATAGCGCCGACCAGCGCTTCCCTGCTGGCAGCGGTGCGGCCACCGGCACCCAGCGTGATCCGATCAAGCTGCAAAACCAGACCGCCACCACCCTGGAGCTCGGCGGGCGCGGCGACAGCGCCGTGGGGCAATGGAGCCTGGCCTGGTATTACTCAGAGGTGCGCCATGAATTGCTGTCGGTGCTACCGGACGCCAACGCCACCACGCCGTATGAACTCAACGCCAGCCCCACCGTGCACCAGGGGGTGGAGGCTGGTTTGCAGAGTCAGCTATGGTCGGCGGCGGACGGCGGCCGGTTGAGCCTGCGCCAGAGCTACACCTTCAGCGACTTCCACTACCGCGACGACGACCGCTTCGGCGACAACCGCCTGCCGGGCCTGCCCATGCACTATTACCAGGGCGAACTGCGCTACGACTGGCCCCAGGGTTTCTTCGCCGCGGTCAACACGCAGCTGGTGTCCAAGGTGGCCGTCGACTATGCCAACAGCTACTACGCCGACCCCTACGCCCTGTTCGGCGCCACCCTGGGCTTCAACGCGCCCAAGGGCGACTGGCAGACCTGGCTGGACATCCGCAACCTGACCGACAAGCACTACGCGGCCACCGTGACTCCCGGGTACGACGACAGAGGGCTGGATGCAGCGCGGTCCACGCCGGGTGAAGGGCTGGGGGCGTATGTCGGCGTGTCCTGGAGCCTGCTCTGATAGCCCCCTGTAGGAGCACGGCTTGCCGGCGATGGCGGTGGGTCAGGCGACATTGATGTTGGACAGGCTGGCCCCTTCGCGAGCAAGCCCGCTCCCACAGTTGATTGAGGTGTAGGCGGAATTTGCGTGCACCGGAGATCCAGTGTGGGAGCGGGCTTGCTCGCGAAGGCGGTGGGTCAGGCACAGGTGATGCTGGCTGTGCCGGCCCTATCGCTGGCAGGCCAGCTCCCACAGTTGATTGGGGTGTAAGTGGAATTTGCGTCCGCTGGAGATCCAGTGTGGGAGCGGGCTTGCTCGCGAAAGCGGTGGGTCAGGCACAGGTGGTGTTGGCTGTGCCGGCCCTATCGCTGGCAGGCCAGCTCCCACAGTTTGATTGGGGTGTAGGCGGAATTTGCCTACACCGCAGGTCCAGTGTGGGAGCGAGCCTGCTCGCGATGGCGGTGGGTCAGGCGACATTGATGTTGGACAGGCCGGCCCCTTCGCGAGCAAGCCCGCTCCCACAGTTGATTGAGGTGTCGGCGGAATTTGCCTCCGCTGGAGATCCAGTGTGGGAGCGGGCTTGCTCGCGAAAGCGGTGGGTCAGGCACAGGTGATGCTGGCTGTGCCGGCC